AGGCTAGTCAATATGGGTGAACGACAGAAACCTATAGCACGTAACAAGAAAAACTATCGCTCGACTAAAAGTGGAGCAGGTATGACAAAGGCTGGTATTGCAGCACATAAAAGAGCAAATCCAGGTTCTAAGCTAAAAGGTGCAGTAACAGGCAAAGTAAAAGCTGGCAGTAAGTCAGCTAAAAGACGTAAGAGTTATTGTGCAAGATCTGCAGGTCAAATGAAGAAGTTTCCTAAAGCTGCTAAGAACCCTAAAAGCAGATTAAGACAAGCACGTAAAAGATGGAAGTGTTAAACAATGAATTATCTTACACTTGTAAATAATGTTCTTAACGAACTTAACGAGATAGAGCTAACATCGACTACCTTTACATCTTCCAGAGGTGTACAGTCTATGGTTAAGAACGTAGTCAACAAAGCAATTAATGACATCTACAACTCTGAGATAGAATGGCCTTTTCTCATTGCTACACAAACTGATAACCTTGTAGCAGGTACGCAAGAGTACAGTTTTCCCTCAGACTTTCGTAAGATTGACTTTGATTCCTTCATGCTTTTGCCAAAGAATTTAATCACTAACGGTACATTTGATGCAACCATATCTGATTGGACAGTAGTATCAGGAAGTCCAATAAGAGTAGAGACAACAAACTCAGGTGCAAGTGTAGCAGGTGCGTTACGTCTTACATCTGCTGAAGTAACGCAAACAGTACAAACAATCATAAACAAAGAATACATTGTTCGAACACGAACCTTTTCCAATGATGTGACGCTAAAGGTAGGTACTGCATCAGGTGGAACACAGAATTTAAGCACCACACTAAGCGTTACCAACACAGGAGACGGTGAATGGCAAACAAACTCTTTTACCGCTACCGCTACTACGACTTATATTGGGTTTGCAGAGTCAGGTGGAAACAATGCAGAGATAGACACCGTAGAGGTTGTAGAAAATGAAAGTCCACGTAAGCTGCGATACATCTCACACGATGAATGGTTTGATAGTTACTCTGAAATAGATCTCAATCAGACTTCAAAGAACCAATTTTCTATGCCTACATATGTTTATGAGACTTCAGATGAAAAGTATGGTATTTCACCAATACCTGACAGAATACTAAGCGTAACATACAAGTACTATAGAACACACTCTGATCTTTCTGAATATACCGATGTACCTCTTTTACCAGTTCGCTTTCACGATACAATAGTTAACAGAGCAAAGTACTACACATATATGATGAGAGCAAACGTTGCAGGAACACAACTAGCAGAGAAAGATTTTCTTACTGGTATAAAAAGAATGCGTATCGAACTTCTCAACAGAAAGAACTATATGTATCCAAGAGGACTTCGATCATCAGGAAGATTTTTGAAAGTTAACACATAGGAATATAAACATGTCTTCACCAAAGAAGAAAACGCCAAAGAAGAAAAAGCTAGAGGTTATACGAAATAAACAAGGTAGGTTAGTCTCAAAGGGTGTGCAACAAAGCGATGCAATAAGACGAGCAGATGTAGAAGAGAAAACATCTTTAGCTGAAGAGAAAGCTAATCGAAAACAAAGACAAACAATTCGTAAAGACAGGCCTAAAACTGTTAAAGCAGCAGTAAACCGTGCGTTAAGTAAGTTGAAGCCATCAGATCCATATGATCCAGAACCGCCAGATTTTGATAAAACTAAAACTTATAAACAAAATGTTTTAGAAGATAAGATAAAGTATGACGTTAGAGGTGGTGCAGGTCAAAAACCTAAAGTTCCAACAAAAAAGAAAATAAAAAGAGAGCTGGCAAAAGAAGTAGCAAAAAAAATAAGTAAAAAAGCTTTATTAAAAAGCATTCCCATTATAGGTGCTATTTCTACTCTTCTTGAAAGCAAACCTGCTTATAATAAAGGTGGCACAGTATATCGTGGTCGTAAATATGCAAATGGTGGCAGAGTAGCAAAGTATAATAAGGACTAAGAATGCCTCAAGTAACAGAACCAGAATATATCTCACCATACGTTGTTACAACATCAGGTGGTCTAGTTCTTGATAGAGATGTTTACACTATGCCTGTGGGAGCTTCTACTATTTTGCAGAACTTTGAACCTTCTGTTAAAGGTGGCTACAGGCGACTTGATGGAACAGCAAAATACTCAAGCACACAGGTCAACGGTTCTGCAAAGGTAACAGGTGTTTCAGTATTTGCAAGCGGTGTACTAGCAATAGCTGGAACTGCTGTTAAACATAGCACAGGAAGCAGTTGGTCTGCGGTCTACACACAAGCAACTACACCAGTTAGACCACGTTTTGAAAAGTATAACTTTAGCGGAACTGACACAATAGTGTGGGTAGATGGTGCTAATGTACCAGCAAAGTGGACAGGATCTAGTACAGGTACGTTGTTAAATGCTACTGGCGCACCAGCAAACGCAACCTCTGTAGCAGCTTTTAAGAATCATCTATTTTATGCAGGAGCATCTGCAGCTAAACAACAAGTGCAATATACTGTTCCGTTCAGTGACACAGATTACACAGGATCAGGATCAGGTAACGTAAAAGTAGACACAGAGGTAGTTGCACTCAAGTCTTTCCGTGAAGACCTTATCATATTTGGTAAAGATCGTATCTACAAGATGTCTGGAAGTTCAAGTTCAGACTTTGCTGTAGTACCTATATCTCGTAACGTTGGTTGTAGCGATGGCAACAGCGTACAAGAGATTGGCGGTGACGTTATCTTTCTTGCACCAGACGGACTTAGAACAATCGCTGGTACAGCAAGAATTGGTGACGTTGAATTAGGCACAGTTTCTAAACAAATACAAGAACGTATTAATTCTATTGGATTTGATAACATATCTTCTACTATTATAAGAAGCAAAAGCCAGTATAGGTTATTCTTTCCAGCAACAGGTGGAACAGAACCAAGTGCAAAAGGCGTAATCGGTGTTATCAAGTCTAATCCTCAAGGACAAATTGGGTGGGAATACTCTGACATAAAAGGTATTAAACCTGCTTGCTGTGATTCAGATTTTATAGGGACAACAGAAACAATTGTACACGGAGGATATGATGGATACGTATATCAACAAGATTCAGGAACTACATTCTCAGGTACTAACATTGACGCAATATACCGTTCACCAGATCTTACAATGGGTGATGCAGGTATACGAAAGAATATGCAACGTATTAACCTCAACTTTGATACCGAAGGATCTGTAAATGCTTCACTGTTTGTAAAGTATGACTTTGAAGATACCAGTGTTCCACAACCTGCAGCTTATAGCTTAACAACTCAAAGTTCTGCAGCAGTATATGGTACAGGTACATACGGTACATCAGCATACGGTGCAAGAGGTATTCCTATTGTAAGACAAAGTGTAGAAGGAAGTGGTTTTACGGTTGTGATAAGAGTAGAAGATTCATCTGCTAATCCACCAATCACATTAAAAGGATTTGAGTTAGAGTTTACTCCAGGAGCTAGAATGTAATGACAGGTTATTCTTCAAGACAAAGCAGTTATACCACAGGCGACACTATTAGTGCTGCAGATTCAAATGATGAATTTGATGCCTTAGTAACTGCTTTTGGAACGAGTGGTCACACTCACGATGGTACAGCAGGTAACGGTGGCGCACTATCTAAGTTGACAGGTAGTAATTCTATTACTATTGGTGCAGCAACTGCAGGTACAGACATCACTGTAACGTTTGATGGTGAGACAAACGATGGTGTATTGTTGTGGATGGAAGACGAAGATTACTTTAAATACAACGATGACATAATGGTCATTGATAACAAGAACATTATCTTTGGAACAGACTCTAATGTACTAATAGGTTATGACGAAACTACTACAGACTCTTTGCGTATTAAAGCTGCAGAAGGTGCAGCACTAGCTATAACGTTGTGTGCTGATGAAGGTGATGATGCTGGAGATGAGTGGAAGTTAAATGTAGCAGATGGCGGTGTACTAACATTAGGTAACGATATAAACTCTGCAGGTACACACGTAACACACATGACATTAACACCACACGCAACTGTAGCAAGTTCTGTGGCAGCATTCGCAGGTGGTGTAACTATAGCAGGTGATTTGACAATATCAGGTGATGACCTGACAATGGGAACAAACACCAGTGGTCACATATTAGTAGCTGACGGTACAAACTTTAATCCAGTAGCTGTATCAGGCGATGTTACTATGTCTTCAGGAGGTGCTATTACTATTGCCAACGGTGCAGTAGAGAACGCTATGTTAG